AACCTCTGGACCAATCTACTATAAAGATTTTGTTGCACAAAATTCTCAATATATCTGGCCAGGAGATGCTCCAATTGGAAATGCAACTGGATACACTGAATTGACTGCAATTGCATCAAACAGTGGAGTATCTACAACATCTAACGGAGACAGCCTCTGGGGATTAGCAGCACAAGGAACAACTTATCATGCTGTAGGAAGAGCAACTTATACTCTTCTTGGTGGTAATAACTATGGTGTAGATGATGCAGCAAATCCAAGATTTGAAGTTCAACTTGGAGAACTGATGTCTGGTTATGAACTCTTCAGAAATAAGAGAGAGTATCCAGTAAACTTCCTGATTCAAGGTCCTGGATTTGGAACTAAAGAACAAACTCAAGCAAAAGCAAATAAACTGATTGATATTGCTGAAGCAAGAAAGGATGTAATCGCTTGTATTTCTCCACAAAGATCTGCAGTTCTTGTTGATTCTGGTATTGATGGTGCAACTCCATCACCAATTATCAATACGAATACTCAAACAAATAATGTTATTTCGTTCTATGAAGCAGTTGCATCTTCTTCATATGCAGTGTTTGATAGTGGATATAAGTATCAGTTTGATAGATTTAGCAATAAGTTCCGTTATGTTCCTCTGAACCCAGATATTGCTGGAATCATGTGCCGTACTGGTGTAAATGATTGGCCTTGGTACTCTCCTGGTGGTGCAAGAAGAGGTGTTGTTAACAACGCTGTTAAACTTGCATTTAATCCATCACAAGCACAAAGAGATCTTCTCTATCCAAGAAACGTTAATGCAGTAATCTTCTCACCAGGTTCAGGTATCATCCTCTTCGGTGATAAAACTGGATTAAAGGTTGCATCAGCATTTGATAGAATTAACGTTCGTAGATTGTTCATCACAATTGAAGACGCTATTGAAAGAGCATCAAGAGCATTCCTCTTCGAATTCAACGATGCACTGACTAGATCAAACTTCATTAACGTTGTAGAACCTTATCTCCGTGATGTTCAAGCGAAGAGAGGTATTCAAGATTTCGTTGTAATTTGCGACGAAACCAACAACACTCCAGATATTATTGATGCTAACGAGTTTGTGGCAGATATCTATGTCAAGCCTGCACGTAGCATTAACTTCATTGGACTTACCTTTATTGCTACCAGAACTGGAGTTTCCTTTGAAGAAGTTATTGGTAGATTTGGTTAATTTTATAAATTTAAGCATATAAACAACGGAGAAAAAAATGGCTTTTCAACAAATTCCTAATTCTGGTGGTGATGGAAGATTTCTTGAGAACTTTAAAGGTAGGTTACTCGGTGGTGGAACTCGTGCCAACTTATTTGAAGTTGAGTTGGCATTCCCAGACATCGTTTTACCACCCGGAGTTTCTGAGAACGTTCTCGGAGATAAAGTAAAGTTCATGGTAAAGGCAGCTGCGCTGCCTGCATCAACCATCACTCCAATTTCTGTTCCATTTAGAGGAAGAGAACTTAAGATTGCTGGCGATAGAACTTTCGAACCATGGACAGTAACAGTTATCAATGACACTGATTTTGCGATCAGAAGTGCATTTGAAAGATGGATTAACGTTATGAGCAGAAGTTTAGATAATGCTGGTGAAGTTAATCCCACAAACTATCAAGAGAATGCTTGGGTTTATCAACTAGGTCGTGCCCCAATGACCAACGCTATTGATAGTGAGGACAACATTCCTGTTCTCAGAGCATACAAGATGTTTGGCGTATTCCCAACTAATGTTTCTGCTATTCCTCTGTCATGGGCAGATAATAGCACAATTGAAGAGTTTACTGTTGATTTACAAATTCAGTATTGGGAAGCATACAACGGAAGCAAGGCTCTTGAAGTCCAGTAGTGATAAATAGTTAGATAGTAACTAAGATCTTATAACATGGCTGGACTTTTTGGGTTTTCGATTAACGATAATACACCAAAGCCTAAAAAACAAATCAGCCCTGTTCCTCAAACCAATGAGGACGGGGCTGAATATTATATTTCAAGTGGATTTTATGGTCAATATGTAGATATTGAAGGTGTATATAAAACTGAATATGATCTTCTGAAAAGATATAGGGAGATGGCATTACATCCAGAATGCGATAAGGCAGTCGAAGATGTAGTAAATGAAGCAATTGTTGCAGATTTAAATGATTCTCCAGTTCAAATTGAACTCTCAAATCTTAGAGTAAGTGATGAAATAAAGCAGATTATTAGAGCAGAGTTTAATTATATTAAAGAACTCATGGACTTTGATAAAAAAGCCCATGAAATTTTTAGAAACTGGTATGTAGATGGTAGATTATATTACCATAAAGTTATTGATCTTGACAATCCTCAAAATGGAATTCAAGAAATTCGTTATATTGACGCAATGAAAATTAAGTTCGTTAGAGAACTTAAAAAGAAAAATGGATCTGCTTCAGCAGTAAGCATTTCAAATACATCTTCTATCAATAATGTTTTTGGAAAAACAGATGAATCAGCACTAGATTTTCCAGAAATAGAAGAATATTTTGTTTATACTCCCAAACTTACTGGATATTCAGCAGCATCAGCAGGAAGTTCTGGTGGTGGTGGATATGGTAAAGGAGTAAAAATTTCAAAGGATGCAGTTACTTTTATTACATCAGGACTGGTAGATCGTAATAAGCAAACAGTACTTTCATATCTCCATAAAGCAATTAAGGCGCTCAATCAACTTCGTATGATTGAAGATGCTTTGGTTATCTATCGTTTGTCACGCGCACCAGAAAGAAGAATTTTCTACATTGATGTAGGTAATCTTCCAAAGATTAAAGCGGAACAATATTTAAAAGAAGTAATGTCTCGTTATCGTAATAAGTTGGTTTACGATGCAAATACTGGAGAGGTAAGAGATGATAAAAAGTACATGTCAATGCTTGAGGATTTTTGGCTTCCTCGCCGTGAAGGTGGCAGAGGAACTGAAATTACAACTCTTCCTGGGGGTCAAAATCTTGGAGAACTTACTGATGTTGAGTATTTCCAAAAGAAACTCTACAGAGCGTTAGGTATTCCAGAATCAAGAATTGGTTCAGATCAAGGATTTAATCTTGGAAGATCTTCTGAAATATTAAGAGATGAAATTCAATTCTCTAGATTTGTGGGAAGATTGAGAAAGAGATTTAGTAATCTTTTCCATGATATGTTGAAAACTCAACTCATTCTTAAAAATATTATTTCCCCAGCAGATTGGGAATGGATGAGTGATCATATTCAATATGATTATCTTTATGACAATCATTTTGCTGAGTTGAAGCAAACTGAACTTATGAATGAGAGAATGAATCTTCTTCAACTAGTAGAACCTTATGTTGGAAAGTATTACTCTGTAGATTATGTTCGTAGAAATGTTCTGCGTCAAACTGATCAAGAGATTGTTGAACTTGATCAGCAAATCGCATTTGAAAAAGAAGTTGGAATCATTCCTCCACCTCAACCAGAAATTGATCCAAACACTGGTATGCCTATGGATTATGTTAAAGATACTGGTTCCAAACTCATTAAGAAAACTCAAAGTCAAAATACTAAAGATCTTGAAATTGGATTGGGTAAACAACCTAAAGAACCAGATTTAAATAAAGATAGCAAAAAAACTCAGGCGCCAGAGATTAAGACAAGCAAAGGGGAGAAATTATAAATAATTAGAAACTATTATTAATCTTATGGAAACTGCTGATTTTATTAATATGGTGATGTCTGATGCTAATCCTTCGGATTTGTCGGATGGCATTAAACAACTTCTATTCACCAAATCTGTGGAGATGGTAGATGAGATTCGTCCATATGTTGCTGCACAGATGTTTGACCCATCACAACTAGAGGTAGAAGACGAGTAATGGCATTTAAAATTGTTCAAACACATCCAAAACATAATGTTACTGGTTCGGCATCAACCAGTGCAGCACTTACACTAAAAAGTGGATATGTAAGAGTAGCGACTGCAGCGACTGCCGTTTCTGTGGATATTGGAGGTAATCCATCAGTTTCTGAAGATTCTTTCCTAATTAATGCACAATCTTTTGCAATTTTTAAAGAAAGAGTTGCAAGGCAAAAAATTTCTGGAATTACAACAGGTGCAACAACGGTAATTACTTTCCCAGAAAATAATGGAAATCCATTTTTAATTGGCGATTATGTAACCATCGAAAATGCATCTGGTATTAGTACCTCACATAACATTATTACAGCAACTACAGATTCTAGCATTACAATTTCATACGACAGTTCTTCAATATCTTCATCTGGAATTGGAGTAACTAATGCAACTGCAGCAAGAAGTGTAAAAATTGCAGCCTTAGCACCTGTTTCAGCAACTCCAATTAATATTGTAGAAGTTCAAATCGCATCCCAAGCATAAAAATGAAACTTATTACCGAACAGATCGAATCGATCAAAGTAATCAAAGAAGAAAAAAATGGCAAAACCAGTTTATACATTACTGGACCATTTCTTCAAGCAGAAATTACAAACCGCAATGGTCGTTGCTATCCATACCAAATCTTAGAAAGAGAAGTGAAAAAATATACTGATAAGTATATCACTTGTGGTAGAGCATTGGGAGAACTTGGTCATCCAGATGGTCCAACAGTTAATCTTGATCGTGTTTCTCACATGATCACTTCTTTGAAAGCAGAAGGTAATAATTTCATTGGAAAAGCAAAAATTCTTGATACTCCAATGGGAAATATCGCCAAATCTCTTCTTGATGAAGGCGTTAAACTTGGAGTTTCTTCAAGAGGTGTTGGATCTCTTGTAGAACGTAATGGTATTAAATATGTTGGAGATGACTTTATGTTATCTACAGCTGCTGACATTGTATCAGATCCATCTGCTCCTGACGCTTTTGTTCAAGGAATTATGGAAGGAAAAGAATGGGTTTGGCAAAATGGAAGGCTTGCAGAACAAACTTTAAATGGTTTGTTAACTATGAAAATGTCTCCTGATAGGAAGGCAAATGAAGAGAAGGTTCTTCATCTATTCAACAACTATCTAAGAAATCTTTAATTTATAAATAAATAATAGAATAAAGATATTACGCATTTTATTCGGAGAAATTTAAATGTCAACTGGTAATTTACACGAAATGGGAGCAGCTCCAATGGCAGCAGCAACCAAAGCAACTAAGCAAAGCAAATCTGCGGTCAATGCGAGTGCTCGTCCTGGTGATCCCATGTTGAGCAATGCTGCATTTGTTGCCGCTACTCCTGGTCAATCGATCACAGATCTTGGAGGTCCAACTCCAGATAATTATAGATCGACTGATGATTCATCTAAGTATGCAACTCAAGCAATTGCAACAGTTAGAGATGTTGTAAATGCCAAAGCAATGAGAGCAGAGGAAGAAGAACTTGAGTATGATGAAGAAATCCTCGAAGGTGCTGAAAAAGAAGAAGA